AATAGCAAACGAACTACCAACTAAACAAGGTAAACTGTTTGAAGCACGATTGGCTGTTGAGATAAGACCAAAGCTAAGACAAGCCATTGATGAACACTACACTCTATGGGCTGATGGTACTGTTAGAGAATACGATAAGGTTGCAAAACAAGTCGTGGATAATATGAAAGTGCTACCAATACCAGCTAGATTTAAAACTCTTACTGAAGTTGATATAGAAACGATAACAAACCTTAAAAGACTAAAATTTACAGGCTTTACAAACATTGGAACAGAAACAGTAAACGCTTTAGCTGATAATGTTTATTCCTCGACAATAAGTGGAAAACCAATTAATGATATGGTTAAGTCACTTCAACAAAGAATAAACGGAGTTTATATAAAAGCTGATGTTGATGAGATAAATGAATTAGTTGAGTTTGTTGCTTCTACAACAGATGAGGTAGCAAAAGCGAAGGCGATAGAAAGATTACACACCTTTTATGGTGCAGATCGTGTTGGAAATAATATGAGAAGATATGCTAAACAGTTATCACACGACAGTTTAATGGAATTTGATGGACAGTTTACTAAAGCAAAGGCGGAAGAAGCTGGTCTAACAAACTTTCTTTATTATGGAGATATAATTGGTGATAGTAGACCATTTTGTATAGCGAATAGAGGAAAGATATTTTCAGAGGAAGAACTTAGAGATAAGTGGTCATCTGAGATTTGGAAAGGTAAATCAACAACCGATCCATTTACAAGTAGAGGTGGATATAATTGCCGACACCATCTACAACCGACTGATCCAAGTTGGTATAATGAAAATGGCGATCTTATAATATAGGAGAATACTACTATGGCTGACGAGCAAAAAACGGAGATTGAGAATACTGAATCTCTAGAAACAAAACAGGAAGTCGAACAACAAGAGCCAATGATTGCACAAAGCGAGTTGGATAAGATTCTTGAAAAAAGACTAGCAAGGGAAAGAGCTAAATTTGAAAAGAAATTTTCAGGTATCGATCCTGATGAAGCACGAAAACTCTTAGAAGAAAAAGAAGCTAAAGAGTTGGATATGCAAAAACAACGAGGTGAATTTGATAAAGTATTGAAAGAAACAGTATCTAAAAAAGACGCTGTTATTTCACAATACCAAGCCGAGTTACAAAAAGTAAGAATTGATGACGCATTGATTAAAGTAGCGAGTGAACAACAAGCTATTAAACCAGAGCAAGTCGTTAATTTACTTAAAAACAAAGTCCAATTAGGAGATGATGGTAAACCAGAGATTATTGGTGATAATAATGCACCAATGTATAACGATAAAGGTGAACCACTTAGTATAAAAGAATATGTTGGACAGTTTTTAGATGACAACCCTCATTTTAAAGTTGCAACGCCTAGCGGTGCTGGATCTAGATCGAGTGTTGGTGGTGATACGCCCAAACCTTTGAACTTGGCGGAACTAAATATGAATAATCCAGAAGATAAAGCAAGATATGCTGAATATCGGAAGGAAAAATTATTAAAAAATTATTAACTAATAAACCATAAAGGAGAAAAATTATGGCTAACGAATCAACATTGTCGACATTAGACGATTTGATCTCGCCTATGGTTGCGGAAGCTCTATTTGTAGCATCTGAATCATCTATTATGCGAGGTCTTGTAAGAAACTACACAATGCCTAAAAATTCAGGCAAGGTACTACAAGTGCCAATTTACCCAACTGTAAGTGCGGCGGCTGTTGCAGAAGCAACTGACCTAAGTAACACAGCAGTATCAACTTCAAAAGCTGATCTAACTGTGTCTGAAGTTGGAATTATGACAACTGTAACAGATATGGCGTTAAACGCTTCTGAATCAGATGTTGTAAGGGATCTAGGAAAATTATTTGGTGAAGCTATTGCTAAAAAAATTGACACTGATCTAACTGCTTTATTTGATGGCTTTTCAACTGCGGTAGGTGCGGCTGATGCGGCATTAACAGTAGCAAAAGTTTTCGAAGCTGTTTCAAAACTAAAACAAGCGGCAGTACCAAGCAACGATATGTCTTTGGTACTACATCCAGCGATTGCTTATGACTTAAAAGCTAATATGACAAATACATTTGCAAACCCTAACCCAACTGATCTTGCTAACGAAGCATTAAGAACTGGTTATGTAGGACAACTTGCTGGTGTAAGTGTTTATGAAACTTCTAATATGGCTAACACTGGTACTACTGGTGACTATAAAGGTGGTTTATTCCATAAAGACGCATTAGGTATAGCAATGCTTCAAGACCTTAAAATTGAAACTCAAAGAGATGCTTCAATCAGAGGAACTGAAATTGTTGCCACTGCTGTTTATGGCGTAGGCGAACTACACGATTCTTACGGATGTGAAGTATTGGCTGACTCAAGCATACTTTAATCTTTATAGGATTAACGTTAAAAGGGGGGGGATTTTTCCCCCCTCTAATTATTTACAAGGAATTTTATTATGGCATTTGCGGCACGCACAGATTTAATTACATATCAGCCAGATATAGGGGATATGGGACTTAGTACAGGTCAGCTTGATACTTATGTAACCCAAGCAATAGCAGATGTACAAAGAGATATTAGAAACAAATGGTGGTCAGTTTATCACAGCAATCAATCAAGAAACAGAAGCTATGCTGGTGGTATAGAAATTGATTTAACTTTACTTACTGATTCACAATGGACAAGAGCAACAGTTTATAGATGTTTGGGATATTATGTTTGTCCATCATTAACAAAATTTAACGCTACTGGTGACGAAGATCGTTTCCAACAAATGGGTATTTTTTATAGAGAAAGATACGAAGATGAATTTGCAGATATTTTAAGAGATGGTGTTGAGTATGACGCTAATGATGATAGCACAATATCTGACGCTGAAAAGGTTGCAGTTCATTCACTAAGATTGGTTAGATAATGGTAACAGTTAATATGCAGATTGAAGTATCTGCTGTTAAAGGTGCATTAGATCAGATTAAAAGAAAGATCCCAAGTGCTAGTCGAAAAGCTATGGCTTTGACTGCAACTTTTATACAGAATGTTATAAAAGATCGTACAAGACAGGGAAGAAGTGTTAAAGGTGGAGCATTTAAAAAATACTCTAAAGGCTATGCAAGAAAACGAGCCAAAAGAGGTGCTACATTAACACCTAATTTATTTTTTAGTGGTCAAATGTTAGGGAATATGTCATTTAAGAGATTATCTAACACAAAAGGACAGATATTCTTTCCTAATAGAACACAGAATATAAAAGCATTTTTTAACGATCAATCAAGACCATTCTTTGATGTTAATAGAACTGAGGAAGATAAAGCAGTTGAAGTATTTAGAAAATCATTTGAAAAAGAATTAAGAATATGAGTGAAAGAGAAGATATTGCGGCTCACATAGTTACAACCCTTACTGCGGTTAGCAGTCCGATTACATTCGGCAAAGTAACGAGAGAGCCTTTTGAATTAGATGAGTTGTCCCAACAACAATTCCCAGCAGTCTTTGTACAGACAGCTGATGAAACTAGAGAAGATATTACAATTAAGAACAGTAATATTACTCGTACAGGGACAATAGATTTTAGAATATTTGGTTTTGTTGCCAATGCAAGTGCAAGTACAGTTAATATAGATACTAAACGGAATGAGTTAGTAACAACAGTTGAGACTGCATTGGATAGCGACAGAACCAGAAATGGCAACGCATTGGACACACAATTAGTTGCTGTTGAAACAGACGAGGGAAGTATATTTCCTTATGGTGGTGCTATCATCACTATAAGATGCTTCTATAACTTCACGCAAGGAACACCATAATATGAGTGATAAAGTTTATTTAATTAAAAATGGAATTACAGTATTAACTGATAATCCTAATAAATTTCTAGCAGATGGGTGGACACACAAACATAACAACCCAGAAGCTAAGAAGCCGACAGGGAGAACTTATGGCAAAAAGAAAAAAACTTCAAAATAAAAATGGAGACACTATTGAGGTTTGGGATCACCAAGTAGAACAAATGGTCAAGCAAGGCTGGTCAGATGGATCTGCAAAACCCAAAAAGAAATCAACTAAACCAAAATCTTTTAATACAGAAGAAGGAGAAGAATAATGGCAGTACACACAGGATCGGCTGGACTAGTTAAAGTTGGAAGTAACACAGTTGCAGAAGTAACAGCTTTCACACTAGAAACAACAGCAGATGTAATCGAGTCAACACAATTATCTGATTCAGCAAAATCATTTGAAGCTAGTAGAGTTACATTTACAGCAACTATTGAATGTGCTTGGGATGAAACAGACACAAACGGACAGGTAGCTTTAAACGAAGGTCAATCAGTAAGCCTACATCTACACCCAGAAGGTGCAGATAGTGGTGATTATTACTATACTGGAACAGCTATTGTAACTGGAAACTCAGTATCAGTAACTATGGATGATTTGATTAGATTATCTATATCTGTTCAAGGAACTGGTGGAATTACTAGAACTACAGTATAATTTGACAATTAATCCAAATTAGGATAAAAAAAGCGTATGTCAGCAATCGACAAAATCAAAGATCATTATAATTCATTAAGTAAGGGCGAGAGCAAATACTTTGAAGAATGGGATTTAACTTTTTATAAAGAACCTATCAATCTTGAAAAGAAAGGTAGATTATTTAAAAAGATGGAACTCGATCCAATCGAGGGTTTGGCATACGCATTGATTGAACTTGCCTTAGACGAACAAGGTAAGAATTTATTTACATTAGAACATAAAATGGCATTAATGAAAAAAGCTGATCCAGATGTATTATCTGAAGCGGCAACTTGGTTAATGCAAACACCCACAAAAAAAGACATTAAAAAAAAATAACAACCGATCACGACTATCATACGATAGTTCAGTTGGCTGATTATTTGAAATTACCTATTCATAAAGTTATGGAGTTCTCAGTTGAGGAGTTTATGACTTGGATAATATTTTTAGAACAGAAACGCAAAGACGAGCAACATCAAATAAATGTTGCTAAAATGAAAGCTAAGACTAGGAGATAAATGGCTAAACAAGTAAAAATAGATATAGTAGCAAGAGATAAAACAAAACGAGCTATTGAATCATCTAAAAAAGGTTTAGGTGGATTAAAAACATTTGCTTTAGCGGCAAGTTCAGCATTAGCCACTATTGGTGCTGGTAGAGTAATTTCAAATTTAGTTAATGTTGGCAAAGAAATGGAAAGCCTACAAGTTAGGTTTAAGTTTTTATTTGGTAGTGTAGAAGAAGGAAATATAGCTTTTGATAATCTTTCTAAATTTGCATCAAAAGTTCCATTTGCATTAAATGATATTGCTATGGCTTCTGGTAATCTTGCAGTTGTAGCAAAAGATGCAAAAGATTTAACTAGAATATTAGAGATTACAGGTAATGTTGCGGCATTTACAGGTTTAGACTTTCAAACGACTGCTAGTCAAATACAAAGGGCATTTAGTGGTGGTATTGCCGCTGCCGATATATTTAGGGAAAAAGGATTAAGACAAGTTTTAGGTTTTAGTGAAGGTGCAAAAGTATCAATAGAAGAAACTCAGAAAAAGTTTGAAGAAATATTTGGAAAAGATGGAAGATTAGGAAAGGTAACAGACGACTTAGCACAAACTTTTGAAGGAACTTTATCAATGATTCAAGATAAGTTTCTTAATTTTCAAATGGCTGTCAATAAAGCATTTTTTGCTGAATTAAAAAAACAGTTTGGAAATCTTAATGAAACACTTGAAGCAAATGAAAAGAGTATTGAAAAATTTGGTGAAAATGTAGGAGAAAGTTTAGCTACAAGTCTTGGAGACACAATTATAGTCTTAGATTTTTTTAATGAAGCTGTAAAATTATCAAACAGATTATTAAGTGGTGAAGCTGGAGGTGGTGATCGAAGTGCCTTTAGCAAACAACTACTTCTTATGATGAACCAAGGAAAACTTTTTGGTGCAGTTCTTCACGAAATGATAGCTACATTAGGTGATTATGCTAATATATTTAAAGAAATAGCACCAATACAAGAAACATTTGACCATCAATTAAAAGAACATAAAGCATCTTTAGCGGCAGTATCAGAAACTACAGAAGAAGCAGAAGTTGCAGTAAAAGATATGACTTTGGCTATGTCATTATTTGATGAACAGTTAAATCAACAAAAACAATCTTTAGCTTCCGTAGATGAAGAATATTTAAAAATCATTGAATCTTTAGGTTTACTAAATGATGCACAAATTAAAGTAATGAACGGATTTGAGGCACAGAAACAAGCCTCAAGAGATGCACACGCAACAGAAGTTCAAACAGCAGAAGAAGCGGCAAATAAAAACTTAGAAGCCTTCAAAAAGGGTGAGTTTGGCAAGATCGATATGAAAAAATTGACTGACAAACAATTAGGTCAAATGGGTAGATCCGCACTTCAAGAAGGTGCTAAAATTAACAAAGAAATGTTTAGATTAAACCAAGCATTGATGATTGGTGAGGCTATAATGAATACATCTGCTGGTGTTACTAAAGCATTAGCTCAAGGTGGTATGTTTGCAATTCCAGCGGCAATAGCAATAGGTGCTATGGGTGCTGTTCAAGTTGCAACAATAATGTCACAACAACCACCAGCACAATTTGGTGGAGTTAGACAAAGTGGATCTCCATTCTTAGTTGGAGAAAGGGGTCCAGAATTATTTACACCAGCAACCGCTGGAACAGTTACACCTAATCATCAACTTGGTGGCGGTGGTGCAACAGTTAATTTTAATATAACAACAGTTGACGCACAATCATTTGGTGCTTTACTAGATACAAGACGAGGACAAATAGTAAATATGATTAATACTGCTTTAAATAATAAAGGACAGGCGGCTCTAGTATGAGTGGTGCATTTCCAACAACACCGATTGCTAACGCTATTAATATTAGAAACAATCAAACAACGATTGTATCTACATCTATTAGTGGTCGCAGACAGGCTAGACAATTACAAAATCAAAGATGGGAGATGACAGTATCTTTTCCTATTATGACTAGAACAAACTTTGCTCCAATATTTGCTTTTATCAATTCACAAAGAGGTAGAAAAGAAACCTTTACATATACACCACCAATTATTGATGACTCATTGGGAACTGAAACAGGATCAGTATTAGTGAATGGAGTACACGCTGTTGCTGATACAACTATTGCTATGGATGGATTTGCTGGTGATGGTGCTGGTCGATTTAAAGCTGGTGATTATATTAAATTTGCTAATCATTCTAAAGTTTATATGGTCGTTTCAGATGTAACATCATCAAGTAATGCGGCAACAGTAACAATAGAGCCACCATTAACAACTGCATTGGCTGATAATGAAGCAGTTACTTATGATAGTGTTCCATTTACAGTTGCATTGAAAAATGATGTTCAAGAGTTTCAAATAGGACAAGACGCTTTTTTTAGATACGAATTAGACTTTATTGAGGTTATATAATGTCAAGAGGTTTACACTCTACCCTTAAAACAGAATTAGCAACAGATCATTTAGATCAAATACATTTAATTCAGTTTACTATTGGGAGTACAATCTATTATAGAACGACTGCGTATTATGATATTACTTACGATAGCAATACATATACTGCTGGTGCTGATATTTTACAGATACCTACAATTACTGAATCAAGTCAAATTGCAACAAGCAATGTTCAATTTGTATTAGAAGGTGCAAGTCAAACTTTTATTAGTTTGTTATTGAATAACGAACACATACATAGACCAGTTAAAATTATTAGAGCATATTTAACTGATACAGGATCTCTAGTTGATAATCCTTACACAATATTCTTGGGTTATATCTCTGGATATAATATAAACGAAACGACAACCTCAAGTCGAATATCTATTAATGTTGCCAATCATTGGGCAAACTTTGAAATGAAAAAAGGTAGAAGAACGAATGACAGTTCACAACAACAAATATTTGCTGGTGATCGGTTTTTTGAATTTTCTGATTCAATGATGGTAGATATCGAATGGGGTAAAGTGAATGACAAGCAGTGATTATTCTGTAATTAAAGCAAACCAAAACCATATACCAGAATTAATTAATTTATTAATTCTTATGCCAGATGAGGCTAATACAATCTATCCACCTTACAATAAACAATTAGGTGCAAGGTATTTAAAAGGATTAATAGATCAAGGATTAGTTTTATTATTAATACACGATAAAAAGATCATTGGTACTATTGGTGGCAGTATTACAAGATGGTGGTGGTCAGAAAGTAAGATGTTAATCAATACTTTTTTCTTTGTAAAAGAAGAACACCGCACATTTGATAACGCAAGTAAACTTATTAAACAATTTAACAATATAGCTGAGAAGAATTTAGTGCCATTAATATTGGCTACAAGTGACGCTAAAGATATGGAAAGAAAAGATATGTTATTTGAAAGATTAGGATTTAGAAAACTCGGTAGCCAGTATGGAATAGGAGTATAAATGGGTGGTATAATTGACGATATTATTGATATTGTAGAAGATATTATTGATCCCATTGTAGATATTATTGAAGATATTGGTGATTTCTTATTTGGGTGGATGATCCCAGATATGCCAGATATGCCAGACTTTGAGGCTATGCTTCAAGGCGATGGATTGTTAGTTAATAAACGAAACAGTAATGATTCACTTCCTGTCATATATGGTACTCGTAGAATTGGTGGTAATATTGTTTGGCTAGCAACAACAGACGATAATCAATATTTATTTGTTGTTATGGCTTTATGTGAAGGTCAAGTTGCTAAGTTTACTGAATTATATTTAGACGATCAGTTATACGCTACTTACACAGGATCAGATTCAACTTATGGTAATTCTACAACCATAAGCAGTATATCAAATTTAACTTCACCAACGCCAACGACTGCTCCGACTAATTCATCTAATTTAAGCATTGAAACAGATCACCCAATGTATAAAGCAGTCGAGGTTATAGATGAAGTAGATACAGATATTTTTCCAACAGAGT